ATGAAAGGTAAGACTCATACTCTTGGTAGAGTATATAGAAAGATTCTAGAACCTATTTGTTTCTTAGTAGGTAAAATTTCAATGTTCACTAGGAGGGGATAATGGCTGTAAATTTAACTGCAAAAGCAAGTCAAAAAATATTAGATTATTTGTCATCTTTACCAAAAGATTCTGTGGTTAATATTAATGAGGTAGGAAGAAAATTTAATGTTTTTTATGATGCAATTAAAAGAAGAATGGATCAAGTTAACAAAGAAAAAGGATTAAATTTAACAGGATCAGGTAAAGGAGGAACTAAAATTGAAACTTCAATTTTAACTGATAAAGAAAAAAATATTTTTCAAAAAGGATATAACAAAAAAACAGTTGCCCAAATGGCAACTGAAATTACTGGTTTGCCTTATGACAATAAGATTACAAAAGCAAAACATGCACAATTATTTAGATATAATCTTACACAATCTAGATTAGGTAAAATAGATTCAACAAACACTATAAAAGGTGTAAGACCAAAAGGAACAACTCCAGAAGATGTAAAAGGTTTTGGTGCGTATAGAAAAGCACAACAAGAGTTAATGAATTTAGATCCTGATTTATATAAAGATTTAACTCCATCTCAAGTAGATAATAGATTACAAAAAGCAATTAATTTTTCAAAAGTATCAGGTTCTATGGATAGAAAAGCTATTCCTTTATCTTTGCATCCAAGCTTTGAACATTTTCAAGGTATTGTACCTGGTACAATTGCAAAAGATCCTAAAGCTTTATCTAAAGTTGGAATTACAACAAAAGATTTTAATTTTAATGTTTTAGGAGCTAAAGCAAAAAACAATATCTATAAAACTATAAAAAATAATTTACGTACAGCAAACGCGGCTTTAAAAGCTGGCGAAGTTGATGAGGCTAAAAAATCAATTAAAGTAGTTAATGAAATCTATGACGATGTAGCAAGTAAATTAAAAACTGTAGATAGAAAAAAATTACCTAAATATAATTTAAAAGATAATTTTATTGATGAAATAAATTTAAAAGAAGTAAAAATAGGTAGTAAACAAAATTTAGATAAGTCTCTAACAGATTATATTAAGTTTGTTGCATCTGGCCCTGCAAAAGATGTTAAAAAAATAACTCAACCTAATTTAAAAAAAGCAGTAGAACTATCATTAGCAGGAGATGACGAAGGTTTAAAAAAATTAGTTAAGTCTAGAGTTTCTGGAGTGAAGATGGGAGAAAAATTTGCTGTAACAGCAGCAGTAGGTGCAGGAGCAGCCGGAGCAGCGAATATAGATAAACTAGATCCTTTTACTTCTCTTGAAGCAGCAGAACCTGACATTAAATACAATCCTGAAATAGGAGCTATTGTAAAATCAGGAACTGATGAAGTAGAATCACAAGGTGGAATTTTAAATTGGATGAAAGATAATCCAATGAAAAGTTTAGCGGGCACAGCAGGCATAACTACAATTGGAACAAAAGCAGGTAGAGGTTTATTAATGAATTTATTAGGTACGTTAGGTACTCCCGTTGCAGGTGGAGCTTTGGCTGGATATACAATTAAAAAAAATATGGATGAAGGAAAAAATATTGCAGATGCAACAATTGATAAAGTTGTAGGAGCAGATTTAATGTTAACAGGAGGAGTTAATAAAGCTTTAGGAAGTACAAGACTGGCAAGTTTATTAGGTGGTGCTAAACTAGCTAGATCAATGACACCTATAGGAGCAGGTATAACAGCTTTAGGATTAGGTAAAGATTATGTAAATTTTGCTTCTGATGAAATTGAAAGAATTAATAATATGACACCAGAAGAAAGAGAAGAATATAATATAGCCGAACAAGAACAAATGGGAATATCAGCATAATGGATAGACGAGATTTTTTAAAAGGTCTGGGAGCTTTAGCATCAATGCCGTTTGTAGGTAAATTTTTAAGACCGTTTGATACACCGGCTGTTAGAGAAGGTGTAGTTGCAGCTACAGATAAAGGTATAGAATTTTATAATATGGTTATTCAAAAAGTAATGAAAGAAGGTAAAAAAGTTGGTGAAAGAGATAGAGTTGAAATTTACACACATCCAGATAAACCAGAAGTTAAAGTAGAATTTGACAGAAGTAATGGAAGTGCAAATGTAGAATTTATGACAGATAGAGAAACTAGAGCTATGGCTGAAATTAGAGTAGATAAAGGACCTGAAACTGGAGGAAGAACTGTTGAAGAATTACAAGAATCAGAAGTTGTTTTTAGAAGCGCAGGTGATGAGTATGTAGATGACGTAGAAGAAGGTATTGAGAGTGGAATTACTAATTTAGAAGATTTCGTAGGAAGACCGAAAAAAAAAGATGGCGGGATTATGGAATTGACTATGATTAAAATACCAGATATAGAAGTATCAGGTGTTGAAACATTATTTAAATCAAGATAGGATGGAGAATGGCAGATTCAATAGATAAATCAGTTACTGATACTAAAACAACGGTAGAAATTCCAGGCTCGGAAGAGCTTATTCAAGAACAACAAGAAAAAGTAGAAAAAGTAGAAACCGAAGGTGGTCCAGTAGAAATTGAAATGGACGAAGAAGGTGGCGCTGAAATTTCTTTTGATCCAAATGCAGTAACACCTGAAGGTGGTGAAGATCACTTTTCTAACCTCGCAGAATTTTTAGATGATGGTCTTTTAACTGAATTAGCAACTACATTATCTGATAAATATACTAGCTATAAAGAATCAAGAGCTGATTGGGAAGATAGCTATAGAGAAGGTTTAGATTTATTAGGTTTTAAATATCAAAGAAGAACACAACCTTTCAGAGGTGCAAGTTCTGTTACTCACCCAGTATTAGCAGAAGCCGTAGCACAATTTCAAGCAACAGCTTACAAAGAATTATTACCAGCAGACGGACCAGTAAGATCACAAATTTTAGGAGCAGTGACTCCAGCAAAACAAGACCAAGCAAATAGAGTTAAAGACTTTATGAATTATCAGTTGATGGATCAGATGAAAGAATATGAACCTGAATTCGATCAAATGCTTTTCTATTTACCCCTCGCCGGTTCTACTTTTAAGAAAGTCTATTATGATGATCTTTTAGGTAGAGCCGTCTCTAAATTTGTTCATTCTGACGATTTAGTTGTACCTTATTCTGCTACATCATTAGAAGATGCAGAAGCTGTTGTACATGTAATTAAAATGTCTGAGAATGAATTACGTAAACAACAAGTCTCTGGTTTTTACAGAGATATAGATTTAGGTGAACCACCAGTTGTTGAAAATCAACTTACAGAAAAAAAACAAGAGCTAGAAGGTATAACTCAAAATGGTCAAGAAGATATGTATACTCTTTTAGAGTTTCATATTGATTTAGATTTAGAAGGATATGAAGATGTTAATCCTGAAGATGGCGAACCTACAGGAATTAAAGTTCCTTATGTAGTAACTGTCGATACAGCTAACACAGAAATTTTATCTATTAGAAGAAATTTTGAACAAAAAGATCCATTAAAGAAAAAAATAAATTACTTTGTACAATTTAAATTTTTACCAGGAACTGGTTTTTATGGTTTTGGTTTAATTCACATGATTGGTGGTTTAACTAGAACTGCAACATCTGCCTTAAGACAATTACTAGATGCTGGAACTTTAGCTAACTTACCTGCTGGTTTTAAAACTAGAGGTGTAAGAATTAGAGATGATGCACAACCTTTACAACCTGGTGAATTTAGAGATGTCGATTCTCCAACTGGAGCAATTGCAGATCAGTTTATGCAATTACCATTCAAAGGACCTAATGCAACATTATTACAATTAATGGGTATTTGTGTTCAAGCAGGTCAACGCTTCGCGTCCATCGCTGATAATCAAGTAGGCGATATGAACCAACAAGCCGCCGTGGGTACTACTGTGGCGTTATTGGAACGTGGATCGCGGGTAATGTCAGCCATACACAAAAGATTATATGTAGGACTTAAAGAAGAATTTAAATTATTAGCGAATGTATTTAAAACTTATTTACCACCAGTTTATCCTTATGATGTACCTAATGCATCTAGAGAAATTAAAGTACAAGACTTTGATGAAAGAGTAGATATACTTCCAGTAGCAGATCCAAATATATTCTCTCAAACTCAAAGAATATCAATGGCTCAATCTCAATTACAATTAGCTCAATCTAATCCAAAGTTACATAACTTATATCAAGCTTATAGATCTATGTATGAAGCATTAGGAGTTAAAAATATAAACGCAATTCTCCCTCCACCACCTCAACCTGCTCCAATGGATCCAGCTTTAGAAAATATAATGGCAATTAGTGGAAAACCATTTAAAGCATTTGGTGGACAAGATCATAAAGCTCACATTGATGCACATTTAAATTTTATGGGTATTAATATGGTGCAAAATAATCCAATGGCTATGATGTTATTACAAAAAAATAACTTAGAAAGAATTAGTTTAATGGGCCAAGAACAAGTTCAATTAGAATTTGTTACTGAATTACAAGAAATACAAATGTTAATGCAAAATCCTAAAGATCCTAGAGGACAACAACGTATTCAACAATTAGCAAATGCAATAGAAGCAAGAAAAGCTATCTTAATTGCTGAAATGACAGCTGATTATGCTAAAGAAGAAGAAAAAATTAGTGGTGAATATGGTTCTGATCCATTATTAAGATTAAAAGCAAGAGAAATTGACCTTAGAGCACAAGAAAATCAAAGAAAAGAAGAAGAAGGACAAGAAAGAATTGACATAGATAAGATGAAAGCTATGATGAACCAATCACAACACGAAGATAAGCTAGAACAGAACGAAGAACTAGCTGGATTACGTGCAGGAGTATCATTAGCTAAACAACAAATGTCTGATGATAGCAAAATTAACGATTTTGGTAGAAATTTTGGAAAAAAATAGATATAGTTAACCCTAGGAGATAAATATGACAAAAGATTGGCAAAGAGGTTCAACATTCATGAACAAAGACGTTAAAGTTGAAAAAGAACTTGGCGTTGGCAAAGATGGTTACCAAACAGGTGGTGTTACTATCGAAGCTACTGATCCAATGACATCACAAGTTGTAGATGTTAAAGGAACTAAAAGAATGA